TATGTGGGGCTACTTACGCCAATGCGATTTAAGCCTCAAAATTACACATTATTAGATTTATGCCGATGCAGTTTCTAATGGATGTTGTGCTATTCGTACAGCTCTATTAGAGCTGCAATTTTTTTACTTTAAGAGGTTATTATGGAACAAACAACAACAGAACTTAAACAGCTTAGAGCTAAGCACATTAGCGATATGCGTTCTATTCTTGATGTTGCTGATGGTGAAGGCAGAAGCCTAAACGCTGAAGAACAACAAAAGTATGACCGTATCGACAAAGACGTAGACGCTCTAACGCAAACAATCGATAGACGCAATAAGCAAGCTCAAGCTGAAAGCATGCTAAAAGACATGCCAGAAGCTCGTACAGCTGCTAAATCAATGACTAAAGCAGAACGATTAGACTCAGACGAGTACCGTAATGCTTTCAATAAATATATGCGTTTCGGTGCTAATACACTAATTGGCGATGAAGCTCGAGCTTTGCAAGAAGGTACAGATTCAGAAGGTGGCTACCTTACTGAAACCGTTTTAGAGCGAAAATTGATCCAGACGCTTATGGATGCAAATATCATGAGGTCAATTTCTACCGTTATCAACACAACGAGCGATAGAAATATCCCAGTAGAATCCAGCGTCGGCTCAGCTGCTTTCATTTCCGAAGAAGGTGCTTTTTCAGAATCAGACAGTGCTTTTTCAAGCATTACCGTTTCGGCATTCAAAATTGGTACTCTGATGAAAATCTCAGAGGAGTTAATGCAGGACTCAGTGTTTGACATGGCTTCCTATATCGGCTCTAATTTTGGCCGACGCATTGCGGAAAAAGAAGAAAACAGCATGATCGTCGGGACGGGCTCAGGTCAGCCTCAAGGCTGTACTGTCGGAGCTTCAGCCGGAGTGACAGCAGCCGCAACTGGGGCTATCACTTCAAATGAGGTACTCGATTTGCTGTACAGCCTAAAGCGGCAGTACAGGCGTAATGGCTCTTTCTTGATGCATGATAGCACAATCAAGGCCATTAGACAGCTCAAGGACTCGAATGGACAGTATCTCTGGTCTCCGTCATTGATAAGCGGTGAGCCCGATCAGTTGTGCGGTCATAATCTCTATGCGAGTTATGACATGCCTGAGATGGCTACAGGTAATGTAGCTGCACTGTTTGGCGATTTCCGTACAGGTTACTTAATCGCTGATCGTGGAGCTACTAGCTTCCAGCGATTAAACGAATTGTACGCAGTTAATGGCCAAATTGGAATGAGGTCATGGAGAAGGGTAGATGGTCGCGTCATTCTTGATGAAGCTATCAAAAAGCTAACAATGGCGTAAAAGCTATAAAGCTATTATTCGCTACCTCATACTTAACGGTGTGGGGTAGTTTTATGAAAATCCAAATGCTTCAAAGTGTATGCACAGCTAAAGGTGCATTTAACGAGGGCGAGATTTACGAGGTAGACGATGCTCAGGGTAAAGAGTTTATCTTGCTTCATTACGCTATTCGCTACCATAAGAGTAACCGCATAGCTGCAACTAAAGCACCAGCTAAGCGTAAGGCAGTCAAGAAGGGGGCTAAGAAACGATGAACCTAGAGCAAACTTCACCGCCAAGCGTAGAACCAGTAGCTACTAGCGTCATGAAGGACTGGATGCGTGTAGATGCCTCTGATGAGGATACGCTAATAGGCTCACTAGCAGCAGCTGCTCGATCATACTTTGAGATGTCTACTAGAAGGCAGCTCATTACTGCTACATGGGTCTACAAGATTACAGACTTCCCAGCGGGCGAGATTGTGCTACCTATCTCACCAGTGCAGAGCGTTACCCATATCAAGTATTACGATAATGATGATTCTCTGCAAACATGGACAGCTAGTGATTATGTACTAGATAAATCAAGTACACCAGCTCGAATTAGACCAGCTGCTAATAAAGATTACCCTTCAGACAATAGAGGCGAGCCATACGATATCGCTATTACCTTTGTTGCTGGTTATGGGGATGCAGCTACAGATTGCCCAGATGGTGCATTAACTGCAATTAAGCTACTAGCTGCTAACTGGTTCGAGAATAGAGAATCTAACGCTCCAATAACACTTACTCCAGTACCAATGGCATTAGATGCCCTTATGCTCCAGTTTTGGGATGGTACGGTAACATGAGAGCAGGAGCATTAAGGCATCGTTTAACAATACAAAGCGTGGGAAGCACACTAGATGACTATGGCGATTTATCCAACAGTTATAGCAATGTCGCTACTGTGTGGGGTAGTATTAGCCCTATATCTGGGCGGGAAGAAACGATAGCCGATGAGCTTACAGGGGTTGTTACTCACAAGGTAAAGATACGCTATAAATCGGGCGTTACTTGCCAAGATCGTATAAGCCATGACTCCCGAACATTCCAGATAGAATCAGTAAGAAACTGGGATGAACGCAATATCTTTATGGAGCTACTTTGTAAAGAGGTCACGACATGAGCATGACGCTAACAGGCGATAAACAGCTAGAGCGTATCTTAAAAAAGATGCCAGCTAAATTACAGCGTAATTTAGTGCGTAAGGCTATGCGTAAATCGCTTGCTGGAATGCGTAAAGAGGCTAGAGAACTAGCCCCAAAGCGTACTGGTCGATTACGCAAGGCGGTAAAAACTAAGGTTAGCCTTAGGCGTAATGGAGATATGACTGGTAGGGTCTTTGTTAAATACAAGGGTAAAGGTGCAGCTCCCTACGCTCATTTGGTAGAGTGGGGCGGTAAAACCAATGTTAGACCAACCCGCTTTATGACTAAAGTTTTTGAATCTAATAAAGAGAAGGCTATCCAGAACTTTAGAGATACATTAAAGAGCTTTATTAGAGAGGCTGGCAAGAAATGAGCCTAGAAAAAGCAGTAAGGGCAATCTTAATAGCTGATAGTACTACGAATGGGTTAGTATCTTCAAGAATATACCCACAGCGTAGACCGCAAGGCACAGCCTTACCAGCGATCATCTACAGCAATATATTTGACCATGAAACAGAATCAATACAGACCCAATCGGGGTTACGCAGGGCGAGGATGTCAGTAGAACTATTATCAAGTACCTACGGTGGCGTTAAAACCCTTAGAGATGCTGTAGAATCTGCTTTAATAAATTACACAGGAACTATATCGGGTGCTACGATCAAAAGCTCAAGGCTAGAAAGTAGCGTGGACATTGACGAGGACTTAAATCCAGCCAGCGAGTTTGGGACTTACAGGGTTATTATGGATTTTATTATTTGGTATGAATAGGGGATAAAATGGCAATTACAAGTAATGGGGCAACATTTAGCTACAATTCAGTGGCTATCGGTGATGTTTTAAGCATATCAGCACCGAGCGTAACGGTAGCAACAATCGACACAACGAATATCGCTGATGTTTACCGTACTTTTTTAGGTGGTACGATTGACTCTGGAAGCATGACGCTAGAGCTTAATTATGACCCAAACAGTACAGCAGGGGCTGCTTTAGAGGCAGAATGGGAAGCAACAGCTAGTGCAGCTCCAGTAGCTCGAACTTGCGTAATTACTTTTAGTGATAGCTCTACCTATACGTTTAGTGCTATTTTGGTAGGCTTTAGCCCATCATTAGCAACTGATGCAGCTGTAACAGCAAGCGTAGAACTTAAGGTATCTGGTGCAATCACTGTAGCTGGTTCATAATGCTAAATAGAGAGGCGATATTAAAGACTGATGATTTACCCAGAGAACTGGTACAAGTTCCAGAGTGGGGTGGCGAGGTCTATGTAAGGACTCTAACTGGTACTGAGCGTGATGCTTTCGAGCAGAGCATGGTAGCTAAAAAGAATAAGCCTAATCTTGCTAATGTGAGAGCTAGGTTTGCTGTTTTAACTATCTGCGATGCTGAGGGCAATCGGCTCTTTACTGATGCTGACGCTGAGGCACTGGGTAGCAAGTCTGCTAGTGCTTTAGATAGAGTGTTCGAGGTAGCCCAGCGACTCAATGGGTTTAGTGATGCTGATTCTCAGGAACTAGCAAAAAACTAACTAACCGCCCAGAGAGGCGGTTCTACTTCCAGTTAGCATTAGCGTTAGGTATGACTGTTAGAGAACTACTGGCTAGGATAGATTCTAGAGAGCTTAGCGAGTGGATGGCTTACTATGAGCTTAATCCGTTTGGCAGTGTTAGGGATGATCTACAGGCTGGCATTGTTGCTTCTACGATAGCGAATGTAAACAGGGGTAAGAATGATAAATCATTTACCCCATCTGATTTTATGCCGTATATGGATAAGCCCCAGCAATCAGAGGGTGACATGCAAGCGGTGATGGACGCATTAGCGGGGAAATAATGGCTACAGTAGGCAATTTGTTTATTAATGTAAAAGCTCGTACGGCTGGATTCTCTAAGAAGATGAAGGGCGTAAGAGCCACCATAGGGCGGCTTGGTACTCGCTTGGCAAAAGCTGGTAAGAAGCTTGCCCTTTTTGGTGCAGCTATGGGAGCATTGGCTTTAGGTGCTATTGTTTTAATAACTAAAAAGGGTCTAGCTGCTGTAGATATGTTAGGTAAAACAGCAGATAAATTAGGGATATTGCCTAAAAAATTACAGGCTTTACAGTTAGCAGCTACCTCATCTGGTGTAAGCGTTGAAACATTTAATATGGCTATGCAGAGAATGGTAAGACGGGTTGCTGAGGCTGCTATGGGAACAGGTGAAGCGGTTAAAGCCTTACAAGAATTAGGGCTAGATGCTAAAAAGTTAAGCACTTTGCCAGTAGATGAACAATTTAAAAACATAGCAGACGCTATGGATAAGGTGGCGGCGCAGGGCGATCGTGTTAGGTTGTCTATGCGTTTATTTGACTCTGAAGGCGTGGCTTTGGTAAACACCATGAAAGGCGGCTCTAAAGAATTAACAAAGTTTGAAAAAAAAGCAGAGAGGCTAGGCTTAACTTTAGAAAAAAACCAAGTTAAAACGGTAGAAAAAGCAGTAACAGAATTAGGCTTTTTAAGTGCTATATGGCAAAGTTTAGGTAATCACTTAGCGGTAAATGTAGCACCAGTTTTAATAAACATAAGTACAGTATTACAAGATATGATCGTTAGAGCTGGTGGTATGAATGCCTTAGCACAGGGTATTGTTGCAGTTATTGAACTTGTCGCGGTGGGTGCAGTAGAAGCTCTAGCTGCATTAAATACCGCTTGGGCTAATGTAGAAGCGGGTATTATTGCTGGTGCTGGTAGTATTGCACATGCTATAGGAACACTACTTGGCGATGATTTTAAACTTATAGGCGATTCGTTAATGGTCCAAGCTGAAGAAATCCTTTTATCTGCTATCCATTTTGAGGATAATGTTAGGAGACTTAAGCAAAAGTTTAAAGAGCTACAATTTATATTAAAAAACCAAACACCAGAGCTAGATTTTGATCCAAAGGGAAAACTAGAGCTAACAGCTCCAGCGCTTAAAGGTGTGATAGATAATTTACAGACTGCTATAGGTGCTTTTAAGGTAGAGAGTAGTGTTACAGAACGCCAGCAAGCTGCTATGATATCAATAGAAAAACAGCAACTAGCAACACTTAAAGAAATAAAAACGGGGGTATCTAGTTCTAGTGGGGTATTTACATGACTATACAAGTAACGGAATTAGCAGGTAGTAAAAACATAAGCAAACCGCCACGGGGTGATCGTTCTGCTGAACGTACTTTTATTGTCTATGATGATGAGGGCATAATACCTACTATAGAGGATATGTTACTTGCTGATGGAATGCCTACTATAAATGAAGCTCATCCAGATAGTGATATATTATATGCGACTGGCTACGATTTTAGCCTTAATGAAGAACGGGCAAACACTTGGGAAGTTACATGGACATACACCAGTTACCAAGTATCCGATACTGAAGAAGAAGAACCAATAGAGCCTGATTTTACTGGCTTAGATGTAAGCGTATCGCAGGTTATTATTGATATCTGGAAAGCAGACCCCAACAAGCCAGCTAATATAAATGCTCCACTAAACCCAGCACCACTAGGCTCAGCTACAGCTGCACAATCAGATATAGGCGGTGATTTGGTGGCCTCTATGGGTCATCCGATATCCTACGCTTTACCCACTGCAGATATTACTATTACGCAAAACCTTTATACTCCCGTTTTTAACGGTTACGGCTTTTTAACTAAAGTAAATAAGCGTAATGATGGTATGTGGCTTGGCTTCCCTCCTGGTTCAGTATTATTTAAAGGTGTTGATATAACCAAGACAGCACCAAACAGCTACGAGCTAACCTATAATCTTACTTGGGATTACTGGTATCACTTGAGGCAAGTGCCTGAGCGTGATAAAGATGGTAATCCAAAAATAGATATTACTGGTAACGAGCTTTATGTTTTCTTTAGGCAGCCCTTCCCACTGACTACCTCTTTTGGATTTTTACCAATTGTCTAAGTATCCCAAGATAAACAAGGGCTTAAACAAACTTACCCCTGCTTTATGGGGTAGGCTTATGGGTATGCTTTCATGGTATGAAAAAAAGGGGCATAGAGAGCTATCTAATCAGAGTGGCTTTCACCGTCCACAATTCCTAGCTAAAATAACTGGTTCAGCTTTAATATCTGGCGAGGCTAATAGATATACCTACTCGTTTACTGAGGTAGTATTAGATAGCTCTAACGGCTTTACAGCTCGGACTGGTGGCCAAACTGGAACAACTGCACTAAACCTATGCGAGATGAGTAATGATGCTAATAATGTAGCCCCAGCTGTAGATATGAACGGTACAGCTTATCCAGCTGGGTTTACAATGAGAGCAATAGGCAGCTGTATAGATTCTGTACAGGTTGAAGTGGTGGTAATGATGTATAACTTGCGTGATAGTGATGGCAATTTAAGGCAAGTGTTTGCCCTAGCAAATGCCCATGATGGTACATGCTCATGAGTGGGCTAAGGCGATCTGCATGTAATTGCTGTAACAAATGTGGAATTGATTCTACTGGTAGTATTGCTACTTGGTGCTGTCCCGATACAAGCTGCTCAGGCTTTTCACCATCTAGTATACTTGTATCTTTTGATATTCCAAGCGTAACATGGTATCAGCTTTGCGGTGGCGTTTCTACTGTTTACGCTACCATCCCAAGTCATACAAGTACAGCAACGATGGTTAAACAATCCAGCTCTACGCCCTGCGGTTATCAGGCTGGTAATGCTCAACTAACATCTTTTCCTAATAATTTTTATACATATGATTGCGATGGTACTCAAGATGAACTATGGAAGGGGTCAGGCACTGGTGGGGCTATATTTAGTATTAATATTAGACCAGCTGCAAATGATGGTTATGCAGCTGATATAGATACTCCATGCCAAAGTTTTAATTATTGCTCTGGGATTGTAATAACTTATTTAATGAGATATTACAATTCTACACTTAATAAATATTTGCCTCAGCTTTTTAACTTTTCTTGGAATAATGGCGAAATAACAGATTGTACATATTCTGTTCCTTTTTATAGTTATGTTTCTGGTACTCCAACAGAGAAAAAAAATAACTACACAGCCTGCACTATTGGTACTAACCAGTATTGCGGTGGAAGTACAGAATATGCAAAAGACGCAACAGGTTGGAGTACAGGAACGGGTTATAACTTAATTTGGGATTGCTCATCGGCTTATAGAGCGTGTAGTATTCCTAATGCGAGAATAATATCTATATCATGATTAAGTGTAAACATTGGGAAGATTGCGGGGTTATAGGTGGTGGTTGTTGTCGTATAGACGAATACCCTAAGCCCTCAATAGGCGTATGCTTGTCAATATGTGAAAAGAATACTCACAAGCCTAGCAAAGGCTTAGGTGATACGGTGGAGAAAGTAATCAAGGTACTTAGCAGAGGTAAAGCTAAGCCTTGCGGTGGATGCAAAAAGCGTAAAGAGGCATTAAATAAACTAATGCCGTATAAGGATAAATAATGGCTACTAGAGAATGGATATCAACAAGCAGTACAGACTGGAATACGGCAGCTAACTGGTCTGGGACGGCAGTACCAGTAGACGGTGATGATGTGTACATTACTTCAGGCAGTACAAATATTGATGGATATGATGCCTCAGCAACACAGCTTAATAGTTTAACTGTAGGCTCTAAATATACTGGAACTATTGGCTCAAGCACTACGGTATTGAAGGTAGACGCTACTACTGTAAACTTCTCTGGGTTAGGCGATACTTACCTAGATGGCACTTATACTACTTTTACGGTTATGGATACTGGCAGTACCTCTACGGCTCTTACCATTAAAGATTCCACAATTACTACGCTAAGGGTATTAGGTGGCTCAGGAACTGTTACAGTATCTGGTTCTACGCTGAATACTACGATTGAACAAATTGGGGCAGATGCAGTAACTAGCGTTATTGAATCTGATAACACTATAGGCGGGTCATGTGCTTTAACCATTGACTCTGGGACAATGGAGCTAAAGGACGCTATACCTACCATAACCTGCTATGGTGGATTGCTAGATATTGAGCTAGGTAGTGGAACAATAACAACGCTTAACCAGTACGGTGGGCGTATTCGCTTTATCCCTACTGCAAGCTGCACAATTACTACGCTGACCGTTTACTCTGGCTTGTTCGATAGCAAGGATTCTACAGCCTCGAGCTTTACGATTACTAATTCTACAATCCATGAGAACGGGACACTTGATGAGCGTTCTGGGCTAGAAAATGCTACCTACACTAACCCTATTTCAATCGAGGGCGGTCAGGTAAGGTATGACACTGGGCGAACGGTAACAATCTCATAATGGCAACTACCTCAACAATATACGCGGATACTGATACAGAACTAAGAGAAGCTAACCCAAATACAAATTATGGCTCTAGCAAAAAAATTGGTTTAGGTTATTATAGTGCAACAGAAAAAAAGCATGCTGTATTAAAGTTTGATGTATCCAGTATTACTAATCCTACTGATATAGTAAGCTGCAACTTTACACTTACTACTAGTCGTGATTTTGGTTCTACTACTAGAACTATGAGAATAGCCAGATTAAACCAGACATTTGTAGAGGACGAGGCTACATGGAATGAAGCAGCTACTTCTACAGACTGGAGTGGCGGGGCTGGTGCGTCTGGTAACGCTGAAACTACTCAGCCAACTTATACTATTAGTGTAGGCAATTCAGCAGGTAATCAGACGGTAGATATAAAAGAGCTGGTAATAGATGCAATAAATAAACGTTCTGGGATTCTGTGGCTGGTTATCTATAATGATCCAGATGATACCGCAACAGGGACAGGTGAATCTCAATACCATAGCAGCTCAGCTACTACAGCAAGTAACAGGCCAAAAATAGCGATCGTAGCAGCAGATAGAATAGTATGGGAAGGTGGAACTTCAACAAGCGTAACACTTGCTAGTAACTGGGTAGGGGGTGTAGCCCCTACTGCTAACGATTATGCTTTGTTTGTAAATACTCCAACCAATAGCCCTACCTCTGGCTCAATGCAAGTAAGTAGGGTATATGTAGGTAAAAACTTTAAGGGGGATATCGGCACTGGCGGTATCCCTTTATCTATTGAGTGTGATGAGTTTCATAACGCCAGTAGATACGCCCTAGTGAATGTAAACATTGAAGAAAATGCAAGCGATAGATGCGAGCTGCGTGTTAAAGATACCTCAACAGAAACCATTAAGTTTGACGGTAAATACTCAGCCATCATAAATAGAACGCG